GGTAACTACGACAGTGTCCACCCTAATGGGCTGGATACCTGCTGTGGCTGCTGCTTTGAGCATTATATGGACTGTCATTAGGATCTTTGAGACGGAGACAATACAAAACTTAATCCATAAAAATAAGGACTCTTAATGTGGAGTACATTGATCTTATTGGATCAATTTGGCCCATCTTTGTGGGCTTTATTGTGCTTGTCCTTACATTGGGTAAGCTAATGTCTCGTATGGACGTAGTGGAAGAAAAGCTCAAAACCTTGTTTGACTTGTGGAACAAGCGTAATGATTGATAAGCTCATAGGGCCAGTTACAAGCTTGCTGGACAAGTTTATACCTGATGCCGACACTAAGGCTAAGTTAGCCCATGAAGTCGCTACAATGGCTCAGGAACACGCTCAGGAGCTTGCTAAGGCCCAGCTTGAGGTCAACAAAGTAGAAGCAGCACATAAGTCATTATTTGTAGCAGGTTGGAGACCAGCAGTAGGCTGGGTATGTGTCTTAGGTATGTTTGGAAACTTTATTACTATCCCGTTTAGCAACTTTGTTTTGGCTCTGCTTGAGTTAAACATAGTGATACCTCTGGTTCCTTTGGAGACCATGATGCCCGTGTTGATGGGAATGTTAGGCTTAGGTGCAATGAGAACTTACGAGAAGAAATCAGGGGTGTCTAAGTAATGGCTAAAAGATCAGCACCGACTAGCGTTAAAAGAAATGCGCCTTTTACAGACAATGACGGTTTTGAAACTCGCTGGGCAGATTTTATAGAAGCACTTAGTCCCAGAGAAAGGGCACTTTTAGAAGCAGCGGGTTTATTAGGTTCGGGCACAGCTACTGACGCTTCTCGACGACTAAGAGTTGACTTAATGTCAATGTTTGATGCTGGTTATGGTATAAACAGTATAACTTTACAACAAGTCAGGGCCATGAACGCAGGAGCTAGAGGAGAGCTTCGGGAAAAACTTAAATGGATTAACGAACGTGTAGCAGAAGGCTATACTAGAGAAGAAGCAAGACATTTGTATTATGAGTGGGGTGGAGAGGGCCAAGAACTAAACCCCAATAAAACTCTTTCAGATGAAGAAATAGCCGAACTTTATTCTGACTATTTAGCTGGGAATACTCCTAACGCATTAGAAGAAGAAGGCTCCCTAGAACCAGACCCAGAACTAATGGGAACTGCAACTGTTGAAGAAACTATAGGTGACGAAGACTTTACTACTGCTCCCCTACCTACTCCAACCCCTACAGACGATAAAGTAGAAGTAGACGACATAGGCGGCACAGAATTAACTGAGGTAGACGCTACTGCGGAAAGTACATACACGCTTCCTGAGAATGAACCAGTAGACGTAACAGAGCTAACGGAAGAACAACAAACAGACATCTGGGATGAGATTGAAAAAGCTTTAAAGAAAATTCCCGGTGCTGTTGGAAAAGTTATTTTTGGCCCTGACGGGATGCCTACGTCAGTAGACGAGTGGATAGAGTGGGTAGATAAGACACTACAGGCTCAAATGGGTCCTGAAAATCTCCCTTTTCCTATAGTCATTACTACTAACCCAAATGAAGGGACATGGATAGACCTTAAAATTCCTGTTAATTTTGACGTAAACGGCGCACCAATAAGAATACCTCTTTTCGACGAAGACGGTAATTTTGTAAGTAGTGAAGAACTTGGAAAAGCTTGGGTAAACGCTAAAGGACAAATCCTTGGGCCTCTTGGTGAAATAGGTGAGATTTTCTTAGACGAAGATAAGAACCTTACACTTGATCTTGGAGATCTAAAAGACGTTCTTCTTGAAGACCTTACTCTAAACCCAGACGGCTCTGTTACAGGCTCCACGGCAGGAGAAATATTAGTAGGAAAGTGGTTTTTCAATCCAGACTCAGGAGAGTGGGAAGAAGAAGATGAACCACCTCCAGAAACTTCAACAGAAGCAGGAGAAACGACTCCAGAAACTACAACAGACGTAGAAGAAGTTCCTCCTCCTAAAGACTTGCCTATAGTTGGTGAAGAAGAAGACGAAGAAACTCCTCCTCCTACTAAGAAAGGCAGAGTTGAGGGTCGCGTAATTACCGATAAAGAAGGAAATGTTGTTGGAATAGACAGATCAGACGTTGTTGTTGGTGACGGAGGTGTTTCAGTTCTTCCGGGTACAACCACAGTAAATGAGCCTGTTGAAGATCCTATAAAAGAAGATGACGTCTGGAACAGAGGAGGGGGCGTAGGAACAACATTAGACCCTGCTGAAGTAGGCGAAGAACTTTTTCTTGAAGAACCTGTAGCAACTACTCAAGATCCTGTAGTAACTACTCAAGATCCTGTAGTAACTACTGAAGATCCTGTAGTCGGAGGCCCTGTAATAACTGAAGGAGTCCCTGAAGATCCTATAGTCGGTGGCCCTGTAATAGTCGAAGAAGGCCCTGAAGATCCTTTAGTTGGAACAGATGATCCTATCGTTGAAGACCCTCTTGTTGGAACCTCAAGTAGTGGTGGTGGAGGCGGTGGTGGCGGTGGCCTAGGATCTGGAGGATACATGGGAGGACTTAGTTATGGGTTACCACCGTTTGTAGGAGTTCAGTACCAACCAAAAGACTACACTGCTCAACTTAATCGAATCATTAATGAAAGTTTGTTTAAAGGAATGATCTAATGACTTATTTAGATTTAGTTAATAATGTGCTTAGGAGACTACGAGAAACAGAGGTTTCTTCTGTTCAGTCTAATTCCTACAGCAAACTAATCGGAGACCTTATTAATGACGCTAAGGACCTCGTAGAAACCTCGTGGGACTGGTCTGCACTTAGGACTACCCTTACAATCACTACTACGGCTGACGTATTCAACTACTCTTTAACTGGTAGCCAGAATAACATCAAAGAACTAAACGTGTTAAACGATACGTCAAACTTAATAATGCAGTACCAGACTAACAACTGGTTTGACTCGCAGTTTCTCTTAGGAAACCCTGTCTCTGGTGCACCCATGTACTATACGTACAACGGTGTTGACACAGACGGTGACACGTTAATCGATGTTTACCCTAAGCCAGACGGAGTTTACTCCTTACGTTTTAACTGTGCGTTACGTAATGGTGACTTAAGTGCTGACACTGACACTATTAAGATACCTTCTATGCCCGTAGTACACCTTGCTGTAGCTTTTGCTTCACGAGAACGTGGGGAAACAGGTGGTACGTCCAGTGCTGAGTACTTCTCAATGGCTAACAAGTACTTGTCCGATGCTATTGCTATGGACGCCGCTAGACACCCCGAAGAAACTATCTTCTACACGCCTTAAGGTACTTATATGGCACAAGAACTCAAAAGTATTAATCTTGTAGCACCCGCGTTCCAAGGCATCAACACTGAGGACGCACCGTTAGCTCAGGACCCTTCCTTTGCTGAAACAGCAGACAACGCTGTTATCGACAAGAGAGGGCGTATTGCAGCACGTAAGGGTCACTTGGTCATCACAACTGATAAGACGCAGCTAGGTAGTGACTTCTTAAGTTCTATCAAGGAGTTCAGGGACGACGCAGGTAACACCGAGATTTTCTCAGTAGGCAACAACAAGATTTTCAGTGGTACAACCACGTTAGCTGATGAGACTCCCGGCAGCTACACAATTACTGCTGATGACTGGAAGATGGTCAACTTTAACGACAGCATCTACTTTTTCCAGCGTGGCTACGAGCCTCTTATTTACAACAACATTGCAACTCTTGACCCCGGAGGTACTAACGGGGACGTGTTGCAACTAAGCACAGTCACAGGTGCAGCCGGTGTCACCTCTAGTATGTACGGGAATGAAGTCCTAGCAGCTTACGGTAGACTCTGGACTGCTGACTTTGCTACGGATAAATCAACTGTTTATTGGTCTGATCTTTTGATTGGCCATGACTGGCTAGGTGGGACCTCTGGTTCCATTAACTTGTCTAAAGTATGGCCTGACGGTCACGACGAAGTTGTAGCACTATCTGCCCATAATAATAAATTGATTATCTTTGGTCAGCGTAGTATCGTAGTTTACGAGGGTGCTGACTCTCCTGCTACTATGACTTTGTCAGACACAGTAGTAGGTGTAGGCTGCGTAGGCAGAGACACTATACAACACACTGGTGTAGACGTGATATTCTTGTCCCACACAGGCCTAAAGAGCTTTGGGAGAACAATTCAAGAAAAGTCCATGCCACTAAGCAGTTTATCCGGTACAATTACTACGGACATTATTCAGGTACTCAGGGAAGCTAACGAAGTCTACAAGTCTGTGTATCACCCAGAGGAAAACTTCTACTTGCTTACTTTCGTAAACCAGAACATTACCTATTGTTTTGACGTAAGAGGGACACTAGAAAACGGGTCGTACAGAGTGACACGTTGGCCCGGAACTAGCTTTACGTGCTACGAACGAAAGAGTGAAGGAACTTTGCTCATTGGTAGTTCATTAGGTATAGGGCAGTACTCAGGTTTTCAGGACAACGGTGGCTCCTACGGCTTCAAGTACTTTAGCCCAGAGCTGTCTTTTGGAGACCCTTCTAAACTTAAGTTCCTCAAGAAGCTCAGACCGACGATAGTAGGAGGTAGTGGTTTAAACATTTTTCTGAAGTGGGACTACGACTTTGGCTCTTCTTACAACGTAGAGTTTCTTACTTTAAAAGACGAAGCAAAGGCTGAGTTTGGCATAGACGAATACACCGTGGGTCAGTTTTCAGACGGTGTTTTGACTTCCAAAGAAGCCATTAACACTAACGGAAGCGGCGGGACTTTG